GCCCTCAATTATTAGCTCAATATTCTGATCGAACAGGCTTATGATTTCTTTGTCGTTCATAGTTTCACCTTAAAGCAATAGAGATACTCGTTGTTCTTCGTCACAAGAATAGATGCTCTCAGCTTTTCTTCAAAGCAAATCTTTTCTGATTCGTATTGACCAACCTCAAAGTGCGTAACGCCACCCGCAAGTTGCAACCAAACCAGCACCCACATCAACGCACCTCTTCAGCCAACAGCGCTGCAACCCATATCAAGCCGCCGCTGCCCACGGCAAACACGGTGCAGGCAATCGCAATTGTAATAATGTAGAATATGCGATCACGTTTTGCCGCCGCCTCTTCAAGCGCACGTTTCTGCCGCGCTCTAGCTGCGCCCATTTCACGCTGCACTGTCTCCCACATTCCAGGTGGGCCATACAAACGGCAATGGCTGCGAAGAGTATCCATTGCTTCTTTGTGTTTCATTTTTGCATTAGCGATTGCAAAGCCTTCTTCTTCACTAGAAGTAAGCCTACCTAACGGGCCTTTATGTCGGCCTTTTTCTGCAAGATGAATATCAGCTTCCAGTTTAGCCAGCTTGCCAAACTGCGGTAGTATAGAACCAACGTCCTTGCCAGCTTGAACCGCAGAGCTAATCCCGCCGGCGACTGTGCTTACTGCACTTGCAAGAGCAAGAACCTCAATCATGTTTCAACAAACCTCGCGGGACAAACGTAAAGATAGCTGACACGATATATTCTATCATACCAGCTACCATTTTTTACGCCGCCACAGTCATAGTAGCAGTATTGAAACAGCTGGTTCCCGCCTTGTGTCCAAGCGTGGTTGAATGAAACAAAGGCAAGAACACAAATCATCAACCCATCTTAGTCAGAACCGCGAGTAAGAGAGCAATGATTGAGCCTGTAGTTGCAAGCATAATGCTTTCCATTCGTTTGACACGGCCAAATAAATCTTTGAATTGGATCTTCATCTCAGTTTGAATTGCAATGACTTGCTTCTCCATGTTGTCGATCCGTTCATGTGCTGATGCTACTGTACGTTTATCCATTGCATTTACCTTAGTTACTCAGGCTTCGTCGGCCAAGTGATGTCAGTTGGAAAGCCAGCTTGATCCGGGACATTCAACAAGTCAGTCCTGTACTGTGTCCACTCAGCTTGTTTAGCTGCGGTGAGGTCTGCCCAGCGCAAAGCGTTAGACACGATAGGGTCAACCTCTGTAACCAAACGCCTGTCACGCTCTTCACGAACCCCTGAGGCTGCGGCTACATCTAGTTCTGCCTGTGTAGGCGGAATATATGCTGCGAAGTTTGTGCCGATCAGAGCCATGACTGCATCGTTGTCGATAGTTGTGTCAGTGTCAGTAGGGTCTAGTGTGTAGGGTATCCAGCCGTGTTGTGGGTGGTTAATCTCTACGTCCATACGAAGGTTGTCAGATTGTAGGGATGTCGCATTACGGACTTGTGTGATTGTTACAGTCATTATGAAATCCTTACAAATACTGTGGTTCTTGTAGCCCCACCAGAGGAACCGGTGAGCGCATAACCCATAGTCCTCCAAGTGCCAGAAGGAGCTCCACCTTCAATAGTGCCACCAGCAGTACCAGGATTTAAATTACTGCCTGCAGTTGTCGATCCCGCTACCTTCTCACCACTAACAAAAGCGTGTCTTGCGAACATGTAAGTCCCGACAGCAGCATAGGTTGTAGAACCACCAGTAGCAATATTCCCGCTGCCAAGGATAGAAGTGCCCCCGACCGTCTTCAACCCGCCTACGTTTGACAGGTTCCTACTGTCATCAATAACCGTAGTACCGTTTACTTTAATCGCCATCTTCGTGTCCTTCCACTATTAGCGTTTAGATTACCAAGGAAGCCCAGCGGTAGTCGTCGGGTTCAACTCAGCGTTAATCTTGTCTGCAATGCTTGCTTCAACATCTGTACGCACGACAGTATTCCAGACCCAAGCAAGCACGTTGGCTTGCGTTAGGTCAGCAAATGCAATGAAGTCAGAAGCAGATGCGTCCGGTGTCCATGAGGTTGTACCGTATGAGGAAGCAGTGGCCTCCCCGTCAACGCCCTCGCAGCGCCAGTGCGCTACTGTCACGCCACCATCTGCGGTGTTGCGCTCAAGGTTTGCGATAGTCCATGTGTAAGTTACAGCCATAGTTACTCTCCTAGTTTAGCTTTAAGCTCGTCAATCTGAGCCTGTTGTTCTTTGATTGCTTCGATAAGCACGGCGACCATGTTGCCATACTTGACGGACTTGATGCCCTCGTCATTGGTGCTGACTACATCCGGCAGAACTGCTTCTACCTCTTGCGCAATGACACCTATCTCTGAGCCGCCGTTCTCTAGCCAATCGAATGACACACCACGCAGGGACTTAACGGCATCCAGTGAGCCGCTGAGTGTCTCTACGTTTGTCTTGAGTGTGGCGTCTGAGGTGGTGTTAAAGTTGGCTGCGTTTACTGTGCCTCCGAAGTGACCATCATTCCAGCGGTAAATAGAGTGACCTAAGTCCAAAACATTATCGCTAGTTGTATTAGAACCAGCGTTCCAAGGGATTACAGAAGAAGCTGCATCATAAAAGTATAATCCTGAGATATTAGTACCAAGCCACAGGTCTGATGATGAGGTTCCAATACTCCCCACTTTGGTAGTGTCTTTGTAGAAGTCAGCCAACGGGCCGTTACTTGTTTTCCTAGTAACGACAAGAGGGCCATTACCATCTGCCGTGGCCCACAGACTACCGTTACCTTTAGCTTCAACGCCAACTGTTTGGTAGTTTGTACTCGTCTTACCCACCAGCACATTACCGCTGCTGTCGATGCGCATACGTTCTGTGTTTACCGTATCAAAGCAAATTGCTCCATCGTTACCAACGGTAGCAACGTCACGGATAAAACGAATATTTGTTGCTGGATTTGATGGGGCTAAAGTATTGAAAGCTTTAATTTGCCCGTATGTACCTGTTGCTCCAAGGCTAGTATTAAACGCAATGTCGCTATTACCACCGAAAGCAAGCTTTGCATTGGCACTTGAAATCCCAATTCCAACATTACCGCTGCTGTCGATGCGCATTTTTTCTGTATTTCCCGCTGGATGCGAGCTGGTCATAAATTGCAAATATCCAGCATAATTCCCATCAGTAGCATTTTCTTTTTTTGCTGCAAAACCCCCAAATGCGGCGGATGTTGTGCCAGTATAATAGCCGCCCATCATTACTTGACCGCCGATGTTAGCAGCAATAGCATCAGTTACGGATGCAAAAACAGTTCCACCGCTATCTAACGCTGTAGTTGTACTTTCAACATTTAGCTTAGAAGATATGGCTGGCGAACTCGTGCCAATCCCAACATTACCGCTGGTTGTAAAAGTTAGGTCACGATCACCAGCATTAAAATCAAAATTATTGTCGTTTACGTCATAGGTGAGATCAAGGTTCTTGCCGCCATCTAATCCTGTTTTCCAACGCTGTAAATCTGAAGTAACACCGCCAGCATCATCGCCTGTAACTACAAGGCTATGATTTCTTGCGTCCGAACTTCCATTGATCTCTAACGATTGCGCACTCGCATCCCAGACGAACTTTGGCGTGGTGCCTGTGTCCTCGTAGAAGCTGATGTCGCCGTTGTTAGCTAACGTTAAAAACCTTTTGTTGTCTGTGTAAAAGAAAAGGTTGTTATCATTATACTCTATGTAAGCGTCATCATATACACTATTCTTAAACTGTATTGCTGTATCTGTTTGATTACTGTTAATTACAACAGGTATTGATGTTGTCCCATCCACAGTCAGCCCATCGCTGGTGACTGTCCCTGTCACATCCACACCTGTGCTGGTGGTGGCGAGTTTCCGGGAGCCGTTGTAGAACAACTCGACCGCACCATTCGTATCTCCAGCGATCCAGTTGCGGTCTTGGGCTACAGGTTGAATACGAAAGTCATCTGCGGTTATTACGAGATTACCAGAACCACCTTCCGTAATAAAGCTGTTACCACTAGCACCATCATGAAAAATCTGTAGGTCAGACCCAGCGCCGAAAATGGCTTTGTCGTTGTCACCGAAGGTGGCGTTGCCAGTGGTATTAATGCCAGCAAATGTAGGAGTATTGCCTGTACCAAGGCCAAGGTTCGTGCGGGATGCAGCAGCGTCAGCAACGTCAGACAGGTTGTTGTTAACCAGCAAAGCACCTGAAAGAGAGGCATAAGCAGCAAGCCATTGGCTGCCGTCATACACCTTCATCACATCGTCAGTCGTATTAAAGTATAATGCTCCAGAAACTAAAGGGTTCCCGTCATTGTCTACCGTAGGATCGGAAGCCTTGGCTCCAAGATAACGATCATCGAAGTTATCTAGCGCAGCAAGAGCAGCGTCCTTAGCAGCCTCAGATGCAGAAGCAGAAGTTGCACTAGCCGTTGCCGATGCAGCAGCTTCTCCGGCCTTAGTCGTTGCCGTTCCAGCGTCAGTCGATGCAGATGAAGCAGAGCTTGCAGCATTAGTTTCACTGG